TCTATTTCAGACGCTCCTATAGGATGTGATTTTGAAGTAGGAGATGACTATTCAATGGGTAAGTTTGATAAACAGTATGGAGACTATATGAATGATAGTTACATACAAGAACCTAGCTAAAGTAAGTTTTCCAGTATTCATTCTACCATCAAGTAACTGGGACTCAACAGACGGACTACTGTACCTAGACGGAGAGTTGGTAGACGATAGAAATATGTCAGGGACGACATTAGGGCAAAGAAGGCTTCAAACACCTCACAAAGGGCTTCTACCTTTAAAAAAATCAGTAAATAATATAATTGGTATTATAAAACAACCCTCTTTTTGTTTTATAGATAGTAAAGGTATGCCTTTTATATATCAAAAAACTAAAATGTTATCTTTAAGGTATAGAAAGATAAAAAAAATAGAAAGGAAAACTACCGCTTCTCTGATTTGGATAGAGAACTGGAAGCCTCCTTTCACTATACCTAGACCTCCTGAGCCAGAGATGTTATGGGCAGGAGTACTATTTCTACGAGAATATCCTTGGATAATTTATGAGTATTCTGAAACTAAAAAGAAAGATACTCGAAGGAAAATATGAAAGCTGTACTAAGTAATAGGATTTATTTAGATGTAACTCCAGAAGTTCAAGATGAATTAGATCAAGAGCTTACATATGTAGTACCTCCAAAAAATCCAAAGGACCTGGTTCCACAGGTAATAAAAAACATGGCCGTTGTGCGCCCAGGTATAGTCACTATTCCTATAGGGCGCACTGATTTGATTCCACACGACTATGAGATCGTAGATAAGAGAGTAGTAAAACCAGAAGAATTTCCTGAGTTCAAATTCGATTTAAGAGAAAGCCAACAAAAAGTGTATGATACAATAGAAGATAACTGTATCATAAACGCATGGGTTAGTTGGGGTAAAACTTTTACTGCATTGTCTATAGCTGGTAAGTTAGGGCAAAAAACTTTAGTAGTAGTTCATACCATCTCTCTAAGAAATCAATGGGCAAAGGAAGTAGAAAAAGTATTTGGGATTAAACCCGGAATTATTGGTAGTGGACATTTTGATCTTGATAGTCCTATTGTGATAGGGAATATTCAAACTCTATATAGAAATATAGATAAAATTCGTAAAGAGTTTGGAACTGTCATCCTAGATGAAATGCACCACGTTAGTAGTCCTACATTTTCTCGAATATTAGACACGAATTATTGTAGATATAAAATAGGTTTATCAGGTACTATAGAACGAAAAGACGGAAAACACGTTGTCTTTAGAGACTACTTTAGCCCGAATGTTCTTAAACCGCCTAAAGAAAATTTCATGTCTCCAGTAGTAAATGTATACCATTCTAACATAAGATTTCTAGATGGCGCAAGAATACCTTGGGCTAATAGAGTTACAAATCTAGCAACTAATGAAGAGTATAGACATACAGTAGCAATGTTAGCCGCTGGTTATGCTCACAAGGGGCATAAGGTTTTAGTAGTTAGTGATAGAGTGGCATTTCTAAAAAGATGTGCGGAACTCACAGGGGATAAAGCCATCTGTGTTACAGGTGAAATCCCACATGAAGAACGAGAAGAGTTAATAAACGAACTTCGATTTGGAAATAAAAACGTACTATACGGGACTCAAGCAATTTTTTCAGAAGGGATTTCTATCAATGAATTAAGTTGTTTAATCCTAGGTACACCTATTAATAATGAACCTTTATTAACCCAGTTAATTGGTCGAATTATTAGAAAAGAAGAAGATAAACTAACCCCTGTAATTATTGACATTCACCTCAATGGGGATACTGCCAGAAGGCAGGCGTCTAATAGAGTTGGATACTACATGAAACAAGGGTATGAAATAAAAGAGCTTTAAAAAATAGTTCTTGACATTCACCTTAAAGGTTGATATAATATATGCTGTTCTATAATTGGCAAAAAATATTTGACATATCTGAAGGTAACGTAGTAGAGATATTCAAAATATTTGAAATGGTTGCTAAGAATCTAGTACCTAGAAACAGAAAAGATGTTTTATATAAGTATAAAAAACATGATTTTGTAGGAACAAGTTTCTTAGTGCATCCAGATGTCTTATTATTTAACGCGTACAAACATTCCTATAAGGATATAGCAACTTACTTGGCTGCTGCTTCGATTAGAAGTATATCTGAGTATCTTGCTCACGAAACCACAACATTAGAGTTATTGCACGTTCCATTTGCAAACCATCTTGTTGACAATATTAACAACAATAGTCTACTTCGTATTGATGATTATAATTTGATTCATTTTCTATACGAAGAAGTCCCTACGGAGAAACATTAAAAATGGCGATTTCATTTAACCAGCAGAAGGGCTCTGCTCAAAAAAGCTCAATCGAAAGTTTTACCTATCGAGACGGAGATAACAAAGTCCGTGTCGTAGGTGATATCCTAGCCAGATACGTTTACTGGATAGAAGGAACCAATGGTAAAAACATACCTCTTGAATGTTTATCATTTGATAGAGATTCAGAGCGTTTTAACAACAAAGAAAAGGACTGGGTACGTGAGTACTATCCTGATCTCAAGTGTGGCTGGAGCTATGCTACACAATGCATCGACCCTGCTGATGGCAAGGTTAAAGTTCTAAATCTTAAAAAGAAGTTGTGGGAACAAATTATGATTGCCGCAGAAGATTTAGGTGACCCTACTGATGTAGACAATGGTTGGGATATTTGCTTTAAGCGAGTAAAGACCGGCCCATTAGCTTACAATGTAGAATACCAACTACAAGTACTAAAGTGTAAGCCTCGTGCGTTAACCGAAGACGAAATGGCATCTATTGCAGATCTCAAGTCTATGGATGACGTTATGGCACGACCAACCCCAGATGCTCAAAAAGAGCTTCTAGATACGGTTAGAAAGGCTACAGTTGGTGAAGTAGATGATAGTCTCGAAGCAGAATTTGATGTGGCATGATACTATTCACAGCCGATTGGCATATAAAGCTAGGCCAGAAAAATGTCCCTGTAAAGTGGGCATTAAATCGGTATGAGCTATTTTTTGAAGCAATAAGAGAACAAGAAAAAACCTGTTCTATGCATATCATTGGAGGTGACCTATTCGATAGGTTGCCTACTATGGTAGAGTTAGAGCTTTACTTTTCTTTTATATCTAAAGTTCAAAGACCCACTATAATTTTTGACGGTAATCATGAAGCCACAAAAAAGAATAAAACCTTTTTTACTCAGCTAAAAGAAGTTACTAGAAGTATAAATCCTTTAGTCAGTGTTATTGACATATCTTATGAAGATAAGGATTTAGGCTTTAGTATACTTCCGTATGCAGAACTTCATAAGCCTAATAGTATAGAAAAGTTCAATCCTGATTGGCCTTTGTTTACTCATGTGAGGGGTGAAATACCCCCTCATGTGAAACCAGAAGTTGATCTACATAGATTCGATCCGTTTCCAGTAGTATTCGCAGGAGACTTACACGCCCACAGCAATACACAAAGAAACATTGTTTATCCAGGCAGTCCAATGACTACCTCTTTCCATAGAACCGAAGTCTCAACGGGGTTTTTACTCATCGCTGAGAACACTTGGGATTGGATGTGGGAACCTTTTGACTTACCCCAACTAATAAGAAAAACTGTAAAAAGTGCTGAAGAGATGATTCCTACAGATTATCACCATACTATCTATGAGATAGAGGGAGATATTCAACAGCTGGCATCAATTAAAAACTCAGAATTACTAGATAAAAAAGTAGTAAAGAGAAATTCTGAAGCTGCTCTTCTAATAGATAAAGACATGACATTAGAAGAAGAGTTGATTGAATATCTAAATTATATACTAGAAATAGACCCTAACAACGTATCAGAAATCATAGGAACATTTAATGATTACTCTAAAAAAGCTCAAATGGAATAATTGCTTCAGCTACGGTGATAAGAATGAACTTGATTTAGATAGTAGTAATGTTACCCAAATAATTGGTAAAAATGGTATGGGAAAATCTTCCATACCATTAATTATTGAAGAAGTATTATACAATAAAAATTCGAAAGGAATAAAAAAAGCTGATATTCCTAATAGATATATTAATGATGGATATGATATTCATCTAACTTTTACTAAGGAAGACGTTTTATACGAAGTGATTGTGATTAGAAAAGCAAGTATAAAAGTGAAGCTCCTTAAAGACGGAGAAGACATCTCCAGCCACACCGCTACAAATACCTACAAGACCTTGCAAGATATATTAGGTATAGATTTCAAAACATTCAGTCAATTAGTCTATCAGAACACTAATAGTAGTTTACAATTTTTAACTGCTACGGACACTAATAGAAAAAAGTTTTTAATTGATTTATTACATTTGGAAGAATATGTAGTGCTGTTTGAGGTTTTTAAAGAAGCCTCAAGACAGATAAATGCTACAATAAGCGAGGTAAATGCGACCATAGCAACGATAGAAAAATGGTTACATGACAATAAATTGGAGAGTACTACCATACTTCCGATGTTAAATTTAGAAATTGACACGACTGAAGATGAAGAGACTTTAAGGTCTTTATTATTAGAGTTTGAAAATATCTCGGAAAAAAATAAAAAAATAAAAAATAATAATAGTTATAAAGACTTATTTAAACAGATAAATATTAATAAAGTTAATGAAATAGATGCCAGTGAGTTACTATCCTACGATAGTTTACAAACTGAAGATGGAAGTATAAAAGCCTCCATTAATAGTTCTAATAAACTATTAGAAAAGTTATTAAGGCTTGGGGACAAGTGCCCCACCTGTGAACAAACAGTAAATAAAGGGTTTAAAAAAGACTTAATACAGGCCGAGATAGATAATGTAGAGGATGCAAAAGAAAAAAGTGACAGTATATCCAGAGAAATCAAAAGAATCAAAACTAACAATTCTGAGTACAACACTAAAGTCAGTATTCAAAAAGATTGGGAAGATTTGTATAGCCGCATTGACCATAGCTTATCAAGTGAGCAAGTGGACGGTGATGAGCTTAGTAGCCGCATCACAGGAGTTCGTGAGAGAATTCGCACAGCAAAAAATAAGCTGGGAGAAATCGCGAAAGAAAACGAAAGTCGCACGAAAAATAACACAAGAATCCAAATCATCCAAGAGCAGACGGAGGCCTTTAAAGAAAGTCTTAAGAAAGCCGAGGATCAAGTTAGTAAACACAACAAAATCTTCATAAACTTAGAGATACTTAAAAAAGCATTTAGTACTAATGGATTATTAGCGTATAAGATAGAGAACTTAGTTAAAGAGCTAGAAGAGTTAGTCAACACTTATTTAGCTGAGTTTTCTGATGGTAGGTTTACGCTTGAATTTGTGGTTTCAAACGACAAATTAAATGTACAAATAACAGATAACGGCAAGATAGTAGATATTCTAGCCTTATCTTCGGGAGAATTAGCCAGGGTAAATACTGCAACATTAATAGCAATTCGTAAGTTAATGAGTAGTATTTCTAAGTCAAGACTCAATATATTATTTTTAGATGAAGTAGTAAGTGTATTAGATGATCTGGGAAGGGAAAAACTTGTAGAAGTTTTAACTGAAGAAGAAAATCTAAATACTTATGTAGTCAGCCACGGCTGGACACATCCACTACTAGAAAAAATAGAAATAATAAAAGAAGAAAATATAAGTAGGTTGTATTAAATGGTAGATTCAAGAGCGAAAGGCGCTAGAGGTGAATATCTAGTAAGAGATATGTTACGGGAGTATACGGGTTTAAAGTTTGAAAGGGTTCCCGCTTCAGGAGCATTAGAGTACCTAAAAGGTGATCTATATGTCCCCCACGCAAAGAACCATTACTGTATAGAAGTAAAAAACTACTCAGAATCTCCTTTAAACGATAGAATGTTTACTGCCGAAAAAACTAATAATCTTATTCGGTGGTGGAAGAAATTAATAACACAAGCAGAAAACGGTAACCAACAGCCTCTGTTATTTTTTAAGTATAACAGATCAAGAGTATTTGTAGTAACTGAACATAAACCAGAGAACTCTAAGTATATGTTTATCTCTTGGTTAGATTGTTATGTACTTTTAGCAGAGGAATGGTTGAAACAAGAACAAATAGAGTTAATACAAAATGGCGTTTAATTTTTCAAAAGTACTAGAAAAAGATGAAGGTTCAGTATTAATAGTAGACTCCTTAAACCTAGCCTTTAGATGGAAACATCAAGGAAGAACAGACTTTTGCGATGAATATGTAAAAACTGTAATCTCTCTCGCTCATTCTTATAGGTGTGGAAATATAATTATTACTTCAGATCTAGGAACATCTACCTATAGAAAGTCTATAAGTGATGATTATAAGCAAAGTAGAAAGGATAAATACGCACAACAAACAGATGCAGAGAAAAAAGCATTTGAAGATTTCTTTGTAGAGTATGAAAGAACTCTAGTAGAGTTATCTAAAGTGTATCCAGTATTTAGATTTAAAGGAGTAGAGGCAGACGATATCGCAGCATATTTAGTAAAATACAGAGATAAGTTTAATTTCGGAGAGATTTGGCTAATATCTAGCGATAGAGACTGGGATTTATTAATACAAGAAGGAGTATCTCGATTCTCTTATGTCACGAGAAAAGAAGTAACAATAGAAAATTGGAGTTCTCACTATGAGGTAACTCCTGAAGAGTATATATCCTTCAAATGTTTAACGGGAGATAAGGGAGACAATGTAGCCGGAATTACAGGTGTAGGACCTAAACGCGCTGCTACTCTTATAACCGCATATGGTAGTGCTATGGACATCTATGACCAATTACCTATAGATAGTCCGTATAAATTTATACAGGAGCTTAATGCTAACGGTGAGAGATTACTTACAAATTATCAATTAATGGATTTAATAACATATTGTGAAGACGCAATCGGAGCTGATAACACAGCACAGATAGACCGGAGACTTATAGATGGAAATTTCCTACAACAGGGATAAATACTTGTCTGAGTTCAGTATAAAAACGCTGAATGATAGATACATGATAGAAGGTGAGGACTCTCCCCAAGACGCTTTTGCACGCGCTGCAAGAGCTTTTTCAGATGATGAAGAACACGCACAAAGATTATATGATTATGCTAGTAAACTTTGGTTTATGTTTTCTACCCCTGTTTTAAGTAATGGGGGCACAAGAAG